GAATTATCAGATTCTGTTAAAAATTTATCTAATAATATTGTAAATTTTTTTAATGTTATAATTAGTGTATTAAAAGAAATTTCTAATTATATTCCAGGTTTAAGTTCACTAAAAAATATATCTCCACTTGAAGTACCTTTTATTAACCAAGAGTTGTCAAAAACAGCTTATACTACTGAGGGTTTATTTACTGGTTCAAGTGAACAGATGAAAACATTAATAGATTTATCTAGAGCAAAAGAGGGTGGTGGAGTAAGTCAAATAAACGCTTTAAGCGGTGCTGCTGGTTATCATCAATTTATGCCTTCCACATTTAAACATATTGCTGGAAAACTTTCTCAACAAGATAATTTTTTACAGGATGTAAATAAAACAGCTAGTGATTTGGGTATACAACAATTATCTAAACAAGATATTTCTAAAATTCAGGCAGATTTTGAATCTTCTAAAAATAAATCAGAATATATTAAAAATTTATCTAAAGATATTCAAGATTTATTCTTTATTGCTTTTAATAAAGATATTTTAGGAACTATGCAAAGAAGTCTTGGTAGAAAAGAAGTTTCTCCATTTGAAATGAAATTTGCTGGTTTTGGTACTGGAAATATTGTACCTATAATAAAGGCAGCAGAAAGAAATGATCAAGATACCACATATAATATATTAAAACGTGAATATGCTAGAAATAATAATCAAAATATTCAATTATCCGAACAAGATTTAAATTCTTTAACATATAATGGTAGTGATAAAGAATTTTATGAATTGGCTAAAAAAAGTAAGTATGGAAATTTTGAAAAATTAGTAACACAAAATCCAAATTTATTTTATGCATTAGAAGGTAAAAAATATAATGAAAATAAATTATTGAAACCGCAAGAAACAATTGATCAATATAAAAAATATCTTAACATGGAAATTAAACAATCAAATGAAAAAAATATTGATCAAAATATAAAAGATATAAATTTAGAAAAAACAGTAGAAGATGCTAAAATAAAAAGATTAGGTGCAACCGCTGGTGTAGGTATTATGGCTTATGGTTTAGATAAAATAACATCTATGGTGCCAAATAAAGGAGCACAATATGCAGGAAAATTTATTAAATGGGCTGCTCCTTTAACTACTTGGGCGCATCATACAAATTTTATAAATTGGATTTCTGCTGGTCAAGATCCTAATGATTTTCCTACTCCTGGTGTGGAAGGAATGCCTATTCCTAGTTGGAATAGATCAAATATTAAAAATGCACCACCACCACTACCTTCTAATAATACACAACAACCAAATATTCAACCAATTACTATGGTTGGTGGATCTCCAGTAAATTCACAAACAACAATTATAAATCATAATTATAATAATGATAATTCAAAAAGAAATTTCACTGATAGCACTACACGATAATTAATATAATTAAGGGGAGCTTTTGGCTCCCCTTTTTCTTTTACCCATTTGCTAATTCTTGAAAATAATTTAGCTTATCATCTTCATCATCATTTGTTGTGTTATCCCAAGGTACATCATCACTTTCATCTTCAGCAACAAACTTTGGCTTACTTGTTGGTCTAGATACTTCTGGTTCTGAAGAAGTTCCTAGAACACTATCTAAACGCTTCTGTAGATCTTCATATGACTTAAAGTTCTTTGGATCTAAGAATTCTGAAAGATTATGCTGCTTATTCCAAAGTGATTCTAGCTTCTTATCATCACCATCTAGAAGTGCAGATGGTGCTTCAAATTCAGACTTATCATAATTTGGATAACCTTCATACTTACGAATCTTTAGTTTAAAGTTTGCACCTTCCCAAAAGTCAAATGGATTAATTGCCTTTTCATCAGCAAACTGTGGATTCATTAGCTCATTAATCTTATCAAAAATCTTCTTACCATACTTGAATAAGAAAATCTTTCCTTCATTTTCTGGATGCTTTGGATCGCTAATAACAAGAATGTTGCTAATGTAGTTTAGCTTACGCTTGCGACTGCGAACTAGATCCTGATTTTCCTTAGAACCAGTTGCCCAAAGCTTGCTATTTAGTTCTGTAACTGGATCATTTTGATTTAGTGTTGTAAGTGAATTTTCAATATACCACTTACCTGTTGGTCCCTGAAAACCATGATTCCAAATTCTAACCCAAGGAAGTTCATCCTTTGGTCCTGCTGGTAGAAATCTAATAACTGCAAAACCATTTCCAGACTTGTCTAGTTCTGGCTTCCAGAAACGATCATCTTCATAATTCTTTTGAGTTGTCTTTTCTAGCTCTGTTAGAAGAGAAGAAATAGCTGTACTTCTATTTGCCTTTAGCTTTGAAAAATCCATATAACGTATTATCCTTTATCGTGTATTGTATAACTACTTGTCCACATTTTCATTATATCAGAAACTATTTATAATGTCAAGTTTACCCTGAACATTTTGATCTTAAATCTGAATTTTGTTGAAATAATTCCAACATTTGCTCTTTAAGAGTATCGTTTTCTATAGAAAGTTGAGTAATTTCCTCTAGATATTCTTCTTCACCGATAAAAACATCTTCTAACAACATATGTAATTGCATATTTTCTTGATATAAGTCAATTACTGCTTTTTGCAAAGATACAATTTGTTCTGGTGACATTAACTTTCCTTGAAATAATGATCAATAATTTGTAAATATTTATCTTGATCAAATTTCAAGAAAGGAGAATATTTTTTAATTCTTTGAGAAAATTCTTTCCATATAACATCTTGAAACATTTTGTCCCATAATTGAAATAAGTTAAATTTCTTATCTAAGAAAATAAGTGTTTCTATACTTATCTCATTCTGCAAAACCATTGTTAAAATTTTTGGATATTGTTTATTTTTAATAAAAAAACAATTTTCATTTTCAAATATTAATTGACATTCATTTTTAAAAATATATTCAAATGACTGTTGTTTCTTTGTCCATTCTGAATATACATCATCACATGAATCATCAAGATAATCTCCAATCCATATGTTTGGATTATATATCATATTTGAACAAAAAAAGTTTTCTACTTCTATTAAATTATTAAACTTCTTACCAAGTTTTTCGAAAAAATACTTATCTTTTCGTTTATTATATGTTTCTATTTTAACTCTTGTCTTTTTATTATATTTGAAATAATCATATTTTCCGGTGAAATGAGATTTAATAGAAACATATGTTGAATAAACTTGAAATCCTGTCATATAGGTAATTGATTAATCTTTTTCAATAAATGTAAATCCATACCCTCATTATATAAATGACCTCTAATACTAGAATTTAATAATTGAGGAACATGTTCAATTGGTAAATCATGTTTTTCACAAAAGAAAACAATAGATTCCAGATAAGTTAATTTTTTTTCTTGTACTAGTTTTTCAATATTAGTACAAAAATAATTTTGTTTATGTCTAATATTTTGATCTACTTGTACTTCAATTTCTTCTTCATCTTTAATTAATTCATCTTCTTCAAATAATTCATAGTTTTCCATGTGGTTTTGACTCCATTAATCCCGCATGAGTAATATGTACAAAATTTGTAATATACTTTAGCTCAGTAACTTCATTTGTTCCAGCATATGAACAACCGGATCTAATACCATCAATTAAACTATTGATTACTTCTTTAGCCGAACCCTTATACTTGACTAAGGTTTCTACACCTTCAACATTGTTTGGATTTTCTCCACGATTGACTTTATCACCAAATGATGCTGAACCTCTATAAATCTTATACTTTTCGTTATTGTGGCCTAAAATGACATTTCCAGGTGCTTCATTAGTTCCTGCTAGTAATGAACCTACCATTACTGCTGTTGCTCCAGCAGAAAGTGCTTTTACAATATCACCGGAGTTCTTAATACCACCGTCAGCAATAAATGAATAATGATCTTCGTGTTCGAAGTTTTTCCAGCAATCCATTACACTATGTAATGTTGGAACACCAAAACCTGTAACAATTCTAGTAGTACATAAAGAACCACCACCGATTCCAATCTTCCATGTAACATACTTTCTAAACTCATACGGAATATTCATTTCAAGATTAGTAATACTATCTGATGTTGCAATATTTCCAATAATAATAGGAAACTTCTGTAACTTTGAATTTAAATACCAAGTTTGAAGAACATTAGCAACTTTCTTACTATCTGCATGTGCAACATCTAAACATGCAATTACATTTGGAGAACAAATAGAATCAAGAATGGTGGAAACATCTTCATACCAATTATTACTTACTCCAAATGAAAATCCAATTGGATAACTTGGATATGTGCTTGTAAATTTATGAATAATATTTGCTACATCAAATGATGGCATCATTCTATGAATAATGCCCATACCACCCATTTCTGCCATAGAAACACACATGTCATATTCGGTTACAGTTGACATGTTAGCAGATATAATTGGGACTTTTAAATTAATTGTTGAGGAAAGTGTAACCGATGTATTCACTTCACTTCTAGAATCCACAGGACTATACTTTGGAACTAGTAAAACATCATCAAATGATAATACTTGAGGTATATTAAAATTATGTATCATAACAACTCCATTACTCAATTGTATCAAAAAATAAGGGGTTTGTCAACCCCTTATTCAATATTTTCGTTTTGTCTCTTATACTTACCTATATTATATTTTGTTACTAATTCCCATTCACCTTTCTCTTTGTGAGAGATAATTTTAACTTGGGAGATGGGAGCTTTCTGCATTTGTTGAAACTTATCCTTATCAACAACAGTTAACAATTGCCACTCTTGTAAGAGATTAACGATAGTATTTCTACGCATAACATCATTATCACTGTAGTCTGCGCTCTTACCATCAAGCAAGAATAGTTCCTTAAAATGAACTATATAATACTTTCCTCTCTTATGTAGGATGTGACATGATTGGTAAAGCTTCTTTTCTTTCCTTGATGCCACACCAATTCTCGAAAGAGTCTCTTTTATCTTGAGGAAGTTGTCTGTATTTTCTCCAATATCAACTTCGATTAAAGTATCTAAAATTTCCATAAATTACCTTCAATTCATATTATTTACATGGTTTAGTTTTTATCAATTCCACCTTTGAATAATTTCTTCTTTATGTATTCGAGATCTTCATCAGATAAAATTGTTAAAGCTTGATATGCTTTTGTATTACTATAACCATAGTATTCTTTTACGGCTTCAAGATTCTCATTGTTTTCATTCTTAATCCAAGGAGAAAATCTTTTTCTCTTCCGTATAGAATATATATAAAAATCATATTGAAGCTTATTGTCCAATATGTAATTATATTTATTCATTACATTTGCATAATGTACTGTATCTGGAAAATAACTCAAGCAACGATTTACAACATAACCTGGATAGTTTTTCTCAGAAATTTCATCTATCATAACACTTTCTTTAGTGTTATTAATACTGTTTAAATAATCTTTTAGTTCCATTATTTAAATGTGCATTCTCCCATAATTTGAGCTAAACATGCAGTCATATTAATTTCCTGATCTGCCACAAATGCTGCTTTATATTGATATTCAGCTAAAATTAAAACTAGAACCGGAATAGTTTCATTTGAAAGCTTTGGTATTAAGTTGTCATAGAGCATTCTGAAAATTCTAGTTTGATCGTTATCAATATTCATAGAAACCCATTTTCTAACCGCAGTGAAATCTTTTTCTTTTAGAATCTTAATTAATTCGTTGATTTCAATGTTGTTATCTGATAGTGCAGCAATTGATAGTGAGCCAATAGAATGTTTCTGTAGTTCGTTAATTGTTCGTCTAAAGTCAGGAAAATACTTTAGAATTAACTGAGCAAGAATTTTTTCATCAAATTCCACGTCCTGCTCAGTTAGAATATACTTCAATCTACCCATGAAGTCTTTTGCAAGTGTTGGTTTTTCTTCAGAAGGAATTCTGAAATCAACTACAGTACATCTTGAGTGTAGAGGTTCAATAATTCTATTCTTATAATTGCAAGTAAAAATAAAACTTGTATTATTACTAAATTCTTCAATAAAACCTCTTAGTGCTGGTTGTGTTGAGTTAGCATTTAGATAATCTGCCTCATCTAGAATTACAACTTTTCTATTTGATTCTAGGCTTAGTGAACTAGCAAAATTTAGAATATCTGTTCTTAGTGTATCAATGTTACCATTCATAGACGCATTGATAACAATAAAGTCTACACCAAGTTGATTACATAATGCTTTTGCTACTGTGGTTTTACCACATCCAGGACCACCTGAAAGAATCATGTTAGGAATTTTTCCAGTATTAACAATCTTCTGAAAAACTTTCTTATTATCTTTTGAAAGGATACAATCAGAAATCTTCTTAGGACGATAAATCTCAGTCCATAAAATCTCATTACGCATAATATATAATCTCCAAAATATTTGGGGGAGTTATACTCCCCCATTAGTTAGTCATGAAATTCGCTTGAACTATGTAATGCAATAAAATACTTTATTGGAATTGTTGTATGTTCAAGCTTACACATTGGAATTGGATCTTTTGATACTGTAATATCATATGATCCTTTCATCATCTTCCAATTGTCAGGTGAAATGTTAACCTTATAATCAAATTCGGGTGTTTTGAAAAGATTAACACTACCCTTTGCTGTTAGATTATTTTTAATGTCTTGATAATAAACAGTTGTTGTATTTTCTGAAGTGTTACCTTCAATTGTTAACATGTTTAGTCCGAAAATGCTACCTAAAGAATTAATCTTTGTAATATCATCTTCAATAAGACTTAATTTAATAATCGGATTTGTGATTTCAAGATTTTTCTTCACTGAATCAACAGTTTCTGGATCTGCATATGGATAATCAACAGAATATTTACCAGCAGAATGAATTACCATCTTGTCATCTTTAAATGTGATATCGCAACCATTAAAAGTATTAATAACACTTAAAAACTGCTTTAGATTATAGATAGCAAATTCCTGTGGAAATACATCAGGAATTGTTGCTTCAGCAAAGATAGTTCTTTGGATTGATTTAGTCTTCAGAACATTACCTTTGTTAATGAAAATATTCTGATTAATTGTTGAAAAATTATACAGAATATCAAGAGTTTCTTTTGAAAGAATCATTATTATTCCTCATCTGAATCTGGTAGATTTAATACACTAACACCATCAAACTTAAAGTTTTCATCTACCTTTGAGTATAGTTCAAGGAAAGCAGACTTTGTTTCCATATCAAAACGATTGATACAGAGATTGATAGCCTTTTCCTTATTCTTAAATATAGCATAAGCATTTGCAATATGCAATAGACGACGAGTAGAAATTACTTCATCTACAGCATCTTCAGCAAATGAACGACGAATTACGTCTGCCCAATTTACCAGATTCTTAACAAAATTTTCTGGAGGAACAACATCAACAGAATCAAAGAAACGATTTAGAATCTTAGTTTCTGTTACAGCGTTTGGATAATCATGTTCAAATGTTGCAGCAAAACGTTCTAAGAATGCTTCATTTAGAATGTTTGTACCAATAAATCTGCCATCTTCTGAACCCTTACCCTTAGTATTTGCGGTTGCAAAAATATTGAAACCAACATGAGGACTAATAAATTGATTAATTTTCTTAACGAAAATACCCTTACCTTCTAACACTGGCTGTAGACAAAGAAGTTTATTTGATCCAAGATCTACTTCGTCAAGAAGTAGTTTTGCACCACGCTTCATGGCAATAATTACAGGACCATCTTGCCATACAGTTTCACCATTAATAAGTCTGAAACCACCGATAAGATCTTCTTCGTCAGTTTCAATCGTAATATTGACACGAATAAGTTCTTTCTTGTTTTCAGCACAAGCTTGATGAATCATAACAGTTTTACCATTACCAGATAACCCAGTAATAAAAATTGGATAAAACATATCAGATGCAACAATTTGCTTAATATCTTTATATGATCCAAAAGGAACGAAATTCTTTTCCTTCACAGGCACATAAGCACTAGCTGCTGAAGCAGCTAAATTCATTACAGTTTCCATAATATCTCCATAATTTAATTATAACACATTTTTCTAAGCAGGTCAAGCGACCTGCTTAGAAATTCTTTCGACAAATTTAGACAAAACAATCTTCGATAACGTTTTCTTTTTCAAGAATTTAGTGAACGCAGTTGTTAATGTTCTAGTTGTAACTTCCTTATCATCCTTTTTAGTAATAACTAATTTTGGATTACTTACATTTTGTGATATTACTAAATGAAATTCATCATAACCAACATTTTCAATTGTAGCACAACCATTCTTTTTAAGTGATTTTTTAATATCAACTCTTTCTGAAATTTGTGCGTATATATCAACAATCTGTTGATTTTCCTGGATAGAACCAACGAAAAATCCAATAAGATTACATTTATGTTTATCTCTTATAATATTTAATTTAATATTTAAAAGATCATTATTGTCATCAATTTTATATAACTTTTTAGTCTCAGTATCTCTAACATATTTTCTACTATAGTTACTAATCTTTTTCATACCATAACTTTTATTACCATATATGTTATCAATATAATTACCAATACCATCAGTAATAACTAAAAAGTTACAAATTTCAATTTTATGTTTTTCCTTAAAATAAGGAATATAATTATCAATAATATGACATGATTCAATAATGGGAGTACCACCCATTTCAAAATTTCTGTAATCATGAGTATATACCATTGTTGCAAATGCGTTTAGTAGATATTCAAAATTGTTTTTATTCAAATCTGAATTTAAAATCTCTACTAAACTGTAATTTAAACTATGTGAATAAATATCATTTTCTTTAAAATTAATAGTGTCAACAAATTTTTGAGAAGCAGAATATCTATTTACATAGTTAGCATGTTCCATAAAATTACAACCAAACAAAAATACTGAAAATGGAATATTCATTTTCTTACAAAATGTTACTGTTGCAACAATTTGAGCAAAACATTCTTGTACTTTAGTTCCATTCATTGATCCAGACCAATCAAGAAGCATAATCATACCATGACTTTTACCTTCAGGTACTGTATTAATTTTCTTGAAAATATCTTCATTGTACTTATAACTAAACAGTTTTGATGTATCAATTGTTCCAGTCTTATTGATTTTATTCTTAACATAAAATGTTGCAGACTTCTTCAATTCAAACATCTTAATTAAATATTCTACAGACTTTTTTGTATTCTTTCTGATTTTTGAAAGATGACTTTTATCAATAATAGTAATACTAATATTTTTTAGTACACGTTCAACTGGTACAATATGTTCCTTATATTTAATACTAGGAAATTGAGTATACACAGTTTTGTTTTGTGAAGTAATTTCACTTAAACGCTTTAAGTTTTCTTGAAAATTTTCCTGAGTTTGTGATTCTGGGATAAAATCTTTAAATTCTTCCTCAGTAATATTATTTTCTTTTAAAAATTTATTTAATTCTTCTAATAATTTATTAGATGATGCATTATTTCCACCTGAAAAACTCTTTGCATTTTTACCTTCAAAACTATCTAGACCTTCAATAACTTTATCTGCTATTGTATCTAGATATTCATCAGAATATTCTAAATCAAAATTTTCAGATTCTTCAATCTTATTTCTGATGATCTGTTCTTGCTTAGAATACATATACAACTTCTTTGCAACATAAATTACATCTTCAAAAGTTTTAGTATTTCTGATTTGATTAATGAACTGCTTTTCTTTTTCTGAAAATTTAATTAATGTAAATGAACCAATTTTTTCATTAAGATTCAATCTATCAATTAAAGGAAGACTATCAATATTTTTATCTTTTAGAGAAAAGAAATCTTTGTTTAGAAGTTCTTTGTAACCAAAATGATAATTTTTCTTTAATCCTGGATATTCATCCTTAATCATTCTTTCAATTCTTGCGTCTTCAACTACATTTAGGAAAAAATGAATATTTGGAAAATGATCATCATTAAACACTTCAATTGCTCTATCGGTAGGAGTAAACAAAGCATGACCTACCTCATGTGAGATTAAAAGATCATAAAGATCATTTGATACTTCTTCTGACCATGTAGGTAATGTTAATGTTCTTGTCTCAAGATTAAACATAGCTGTTTCAACTGGAGCATGTTCAATATTGATATTCTCTTTAGCTAAGAGCTTACTTAATTGTTCTTTCACTAGATTCATATGTGTTTCACATCCTATATATACTAGTATAGCACACTTTCTGGATTTGTCAAATCTTTTTTTCTGTAGAATATTTCTAATATATTATACTAATATTATAATTATATTCTATCTGCAAAGGACACTCTTATTATAGCATGAAAAAATCAGTTTGTCAAGAGAAAAATGCAGTTGACATAAACTTTTTTTTGTGGTAGGATGGTTTCATAGTCAACGAGACAGAAAATACCTCTTGACAACTAACTATTAAAGGTGATAACATGATTAATGTAACTATTGACAATAAGAAGATGACTCTTGAGTTTGCATATGAAGGTCTTAATACATATGCAATGCTTACTAGGAATAAGGGGGAAACTATTGTAGGTTCTGCATCAGTAACCCGTTACCACAGTGATACACATAATAAGGAAACAGCACGAAAGTTCGCTATTAAGAAGCTGCTAAATAATATGAAGTATGATTACAATCAACGATCTGTTGTTTGGAATGCATATCTAAATCGTTCAAAGCAGAATAAGCAGCACTATCGTCTATCAGCAACTGCATGAGGTAGGGGCTAAAAATGCCCCTTTAAAATATGTCTGTACTTGTATTAAATTCTCAATATCTACCTATTCAAACAACTTCTGTTAAAAAAGCAATTAAGCTTGTTTATCGTGGAGTTGCAGAAATAGAAAAATATTCTGACAAAATTTGGAAATCAGTTTCTAGTGAAATTATTCTTCCTGCGGTTATCCGTTTAGTTAATTTTCATAGACTTCCAAATAGGTCATATAAACTTTCAAAGAAAAATATTCTTGTGAGAGACAAGCACACTTGTCAATATTGCAATATTGTTTTTTCGGAAAGAACTTTAACTTTAGATCACGTTATTCCAAAATCTAAAGGTGGATCTTCTAGATGGGAAAATCTAGTAACTGCTTGTAGAAAGTGTAATTCTAAAAAAGCAGATAGAACCCCAGAAGAAGCTGGTATGAAATTGTTGTCTAAACCAACAAGATTGACTGTGCATACGCATACAACAATTCTTAGAAATAGAGGAGAATCTCATCCTGAATGGGCTGAGTTTTTATTTAATTAATGGAAATTGAAGATATTCTAAAAAAGATGTTTTTATATTCAGCAATGGCTATATTTGCTTTATGGATTGTATCTGTGTTTTCTTCTGGAAAACAAGAATCATATTATATTGAAATGGTAAGCTCACAACAACAAGGAACCACTTATTGCGTTTATGCTGATATAAATTGGAGGCCAAATGAAAAAATTTATTGTTCAGAAAATTTTCCACAAGTCTTAATGTTAAATGCTGCAATGAATGCACAAAAAAATATTTTTCCACAAAAAGAAACACCTGAAACAAAAAAGAACAGTGAGTTTAAAGTAGAATCGTTTTAGTCTTGTAGCTCAATCTGGTAAGAGCATCTGCCTTACAAGCAGAAGGTTTTCAGTTCAAATCTGAACAAGACTACCAGAGTCCCTATAGTTCAACGGAAAGAATACTAGTCTACGAAACTGGAGATCCAAGTTCAAGTCTTGGTAGGGATTCCAAAAAATAGTTGACAAAAGAAAATGAAAGTGATATATTTAAATTATGAACGACACAATTTCTCTTCTAGACACAATTATTGAACAGCAACCCAAACCAAAGAAGATTAAGAGACAAGAACCACAAAAAAAGACTTTGAATAGAATTGATTCACCTCTACTGTTCAAAACAGAACGAACTATTTCTTTTATTGATTATTTTAATTTACGAAATATTAAAATTACAAGTGAAACAAATAATTCATTGAAACTTAGTGGTGATATTGATTTAGATTTTAAAATTTTTGTTTTTTCAAAAAAGCTTGGTAAAATGGGTTTTATTATAGATAATCTAGCTCTAGATTATGCAAAAACAAAGTTTGAACGTATTTTGAATATACTTGAAAATATTTCATATGAAATTGTAAATAAAGATATGTATTATCAAATTTCTCTTAATACACTAATGAAAATGATTATCATCAACACACATCACGATATGATTCAATATGATGAAAATTATGAAAATATTGTTGGTGTAGGTGTTGAAATGTTTGATGAAAAAGTGTATTATAAAGTAAACACCCTAAAGAAGCAAAATTACTGTAATTCAAATGTGATTAAAGACAATTTAAATCTTGTTTCAAATAAAACTAAGAGAGTAAAAGCAGCAAAAACAACACTTTAAGGATATATTATGAAAAAGAATGTGACAAAGACAATTACTGAAGTTCAAGTTGAAGAAAATAGTTCACTACTTGATGTAATTATTGAACAATCAAAACCTGTATCTTTACTTGATACTGTTTCTAACCAAGAAATTGGTTCTTCGAAAGAAGAAGTATATACATACAATATTACTGGTTATCTAAGACTTGATGGTGTTAGTCCAACTGGTAAGTGTGGATCAGAAGATCTTGAAGGTTCAAATTATTCTGTAGAAATTTCCACATATTCTCCGGTAAAGAATGTAGATGGTATTGTTTATGGTATTGCTGGTGAATTTGCACAAATGAAGAATGGTAAATATTGGAAAGCTTCATGTGAAGAAATTGCAAATTTCATGGTGAAACAAATTGTAAAAACACTTAGTTCGAATGTTGCAGAAATTATTGTAAATATGATGCCTAATGAGTTTACAAAAGTAACAACACTATGGCAAGATCATATGCCTCTACCTGAAGATAAATATGTAGCTACCCCAAAGTTTAATGAAAAACCTGAAGTTAGAAGTTGGGTTGGTTGTGGTAGTCGATAAGAAAGAAGAAAAACATTATGAAGAACATTTTAATTATTGGAATTGTTTTAGTTTGTGGTTTGTTGACTGGTTGTACTGAAAACGAACGAGCCATGCATTATGGTGGAAACATTAAGATCGTACTTCCTCCTGGCGAAGTTCTTGAAGATGTAACTTGGAAGGTGTCGAATGGCGCACCGAATCTCTGGTATATGACACGAAAGCGTGAACCTGGAGAATCTCCCAGAAAGCACGTCTTTCGTGAAAAGTCAACATATGGAATGGCAGAAGGATCTGTAACATTCATTGAACAATAAATTGAGGGGATGTGTTGGAACTGGTAGACAATACGGACTTAAAATCCGTTGCTCTCTTAGAGCGTGTGGGTTCGAATCCCTCCATCCCTACCATTAAAGTTATGAATAAACTATATCTCACAGATCATTCTGGTGAAAACAAATTAGAAACAACACTGAGCCATATCCAAAAGTATGTAGGAAAAGGTTGGCATCCTCTAATCGAAGATCTAGTAAAAGATCTATTTGCTCTTGGTTGGAATGGTGAAATTCTTCAAGTAAAAGAGAAATTTGGTGAATTGTGTTTTTATACAAGACCAATGAAGTATGGCGATCCAACTGAAATTGATAATCTAGTTTTTGATAGAGTTAGAAAAGCAGAAAAAGAATCAAATTCAATTTGTGAATTATGTTCTAATCCAGCAAGTCTTCATATTTCTAATGAACGATCATATATTAGAACTCTCTGTGAATATTGTGCAGAACAAAACAATTTTCGTAAGTATGTGATACCAAAATTTAGGGTCCCTTAGCTCAATGGTAGAGCGTCAAACTCATAATTTGCTGGTTGTAGGTTCGAATCCTACAGGGACCACCAATCTACTTGACAAATAACAAATGATGCGATATAATTAAAATATGGCTGCGTAGTCCAATCGGCAGAGGCAACGGACTCAAAATCCGTAAAGTGTGGGTTCGAATCCCACCGCAGCTACCAAAATTTGAGGTCAATATGGCTGAAGTTAAGATGTACAAATGTGATATTTGTGGAAGAATGGATGCGAAACGTCTAACTATTCCAGATGTAGATGAATTCGATCATAAGAAACTATCAGCTTATATTGATTTGTGTTTCGATCATATGGCAGAAGTTCCTGATTTGGTGTTCAATACAATTGAACTAACTAGAGAACAAAAACGTTCGATTTGGAGAATGATTCTGAGAACAAAATGAAAACCTTCTCATATAAGATTGATGATATAACAAGTCCGGTAAAATACGAAGCGGCTTCTGTTTTCGAAGCCTTACATAAGATCTGTAAAGCACACGGATTTGCGTTTAGAGTAGAACAAACGATATATCATTCGGATGGTGTTTGTCTTACTTTTGTTGGAACATTACTGATATATCGTTCTGAGACAGATAAAATTTCGAGAAAATCTAGCATTGGGATTCGGGAAGAACAATGAACATCAAAGTTGGCGATAGAGTTGTTGTAAGATTCAAAGATATATCTATAGAAGCTTCTGGTGTTGTAGAAAAGTGTTTCTACAACAGATATTTGGCCGATGGAAATAAAATAGTACACGATCATTACGTTCGTGTGAAATTCATCAATCGTGGTCCTTATCGCTTTATGAATAAGTGGTTGTTCGCACCAAGTACTTTGACTGTTGTAGAAAGAAAACGAAAATGAATATAAAAGTTGGCGACAGAGTAGAAACTAGATTTGAAAGAGCGGATGGTACTTTTGAACAAGGTACTATTGGAATTGTAAAGCGAATCTATTATCATAGATATTATGACGAATATGATCGAAAGTGGTTTCATGATCATAGTGTTCAGATTCAACCGATTAATGCAAGAAGATTGTTGATTCGTTTTTGTAATGTTAAATTTTTGAAAGTCTTACAAAGAAAGAGGAAGTAATGCATAAGATTGTAATTCCAGACGTACATCAGAATCTTCCTCGTCTGTTTGAGATTCTTGAAAAACCAGTTTGTAAAGAAGCCGAAGAGATTATCTTTCTTGGTGATTACTTTGATTCTTTTGATTATGATTATCTAACTTTAGAAACTTGTAAATTCTTGAATGATAATATCAACAATTTAAAATATACATTTCTTCTAGGTAATCATGATATTCATTATCTAAGTTCTGTATCTGGATATAAATGTTCTGGTTGGTCTTTTCAGAAACAATCGGTTATTGATGTAAATTTATCGAAAGAATTTAAACGAAAGGTAAAACCATTTAAATATGAAAAAATTTGCGGAGAACATGTTTTATTTTCTCATGCTGGTCTTCACCCTAGTTTTGCTCCCATTCATTTTGATGAATTATTAAAAAATGATAAAGTAAAAGATTGGTTTGATGATTTAGAAATTAGAACAATGGATAATTTTGTCATAAATAAGTATGATACAATTTTTGGAGCAGGAAAAGATCGTGGAGGTTTTCAAAAAATTGGTGGTATAACTTGGTTAGATTGGTATTCTTTTACACCAATTGATAATTTAAACCAAGTGTTAGGACATTCACAAGTTTCATATCCTGGAATTGTTTCTACAATGATGAATACTAGAAATATAAATATTGATACAAACTTAAATTATTTTCTGAAAATTGATATGGAAGGTGAATTATTTTTTGAAATTTGTTAAGCATCGTTGGTCGAGTGATTAGGCATCTGTCTGCAAAACAGATTCAGGTTGGTTAAAATCCAACACGATGCTCCAATTTTGGCTCGATAGTTTAATGGTAAAACGCATCTCTCATAAGGATGTATTTTGAGTTCAATTCTCAATTGAGCCACCAACATTTTAAAGGAAATTATGAAATCGTCTCTTACAGTAATAAATTCATTACAAGAAATGGGATTATCAGAAGTAATTCCAAGTCTAGATTATTCATATCTGTTTGAAGTGTGGTTCTTTCTCTACAAAGAAATGCAGTTTGGTATTGATCGTGATGGTATAATCAAACTATTCTCTTTAGAGAAATGGTAAAAGAATTTGACGAAAAGTTCTGAACGAAGTATACTAAATAATGTAGTAAGTTGGTTCGTTAGTTTAGTGGTAAAATATTCCGCTGTCTACGGAAAGTCGAGGGTTCAATTCCCTCACGAACCGCCAAAAAGTTCTATGGGCGAGTAAGCTAATGGGAAACTGCTGCCTTTGCAGAAAATTTGCAATATATAAATATTCCAAGGAGAATATATGTGGTATTGCAAATATTGTAAAAAAGATTTCAATTATGAAAGATTGACTGAAAAAGCAAATCATTCGAAATATTGTTCAGATAATCCGAAATCAAAACTGATTAAAGAAGAACAACGAAAGAGAAGCAAGAAAAATATTACAAATAAATTTGGTAATAATGTCGAATTTCAAGTTGAATGTAATAAATGTAAATCTAAGTTCTTAGTTTCTGAAAGAGAAAACCTCTTTCCTCAAAAAGAAAAATACTTTTGTTCTAGAAAATGTGCTAATTCTTGTGGAGGTTCAGCTAAAGCATTAAAGTATCACGAAAATGATAATAAAAACTACGCTAGAATAGCTTGGAAACATCATAAAAAAGAATGTCTATATTGTGGTGAGAATAAGATTGTTGCAGTACATCATGTAAATTTCAATCATTATGATAATAGACCAGAAAATTTGGTTCCTCTATGTCCAACTCATCATCAATATGTACATAGTAGATATAAGTATTTGATAGAAGAAAAATTAAATGAATATTTGAAAAACAAATGGGGGTAGGGAATGCTTGGGGTGTTCGCCGCACTTGCAATGCGGATATCAGGTCGGTTCAAATCCGACTACTTCCACCAAATTCATGTGTCTGTTAGTTTAGTGTTATACAAATTATTGTATGACTAGGAAAAACACCTAATATTTTAGATTAGGAGTCATTGGTCGAATCCTCTACAGACCGCCAAATTCTTAGTGATAGACGTGCGATTGATACCGAACTCAAGGTATCTAGTCAAGATTCGGAACTATAGTGAAATCCACTGAGAAGCGCAAAATTTTAATGGCTCTGTGTAGCTGGATTGGTATACAGCATATGCCTGAAGAGCATAAGATTCCGGTTCGAATCCGGACGGAGCCACCAAAAATATGGGTACGTTAGCTTCCGGAAGCAATTGGTAAACTCATGAGTTGGGAGTTCGATTCTCCTCGTATCCACCAAAATATTATGTTTGAATGGTGATTGGCACAGTCTAGAAGCGCACTAGACAGACCTGCAAAGGTGTGGTTCGATTCCACTAACGGCATTGGAATGCTACTGGTTCGACTCCAGCATTCAAACAACAACTTCGAGAGATGATAATATCCAGATCGTCACTTCCGATCTGTCAGTTTAACTGATCTCTCGACCAAAGTTTAATAATGTGGGGTATTGGTGCAATGGTTAGCATAGAAGTCCTTCAAACTTCTGACAAGGGTTCGACTCCCTTATACCCTACCAAAAAGATTTGACAAAGCAAAAGATTTAAGGTATAATGGTTCTATATGATTGACTTGAACAAATTGGATAAACTCTATAGGAATTCGAAAGAAGATCCTGGTCCTTTCATTACTGCGATGTTTAAGCATTATGAAGAGATTTCAGAAGATTTGAGGTTGCTGAAAGCGATGCAATTAGAGCTAACAAAATTAAGACAAACTTTATGATAGAATTCTTGAATCGAATGTGGGCATTAATTCCGATAATTGGAATTATTTTGTTTCCTTTCTGGTTCAAATTTCGAAAATAAGTTTTGGGTTGGTTGTCGAGATTGGCTTCGGCGCCAGGCTGTAACCCTGGTTCCCCTAGGGGAGTTGTAGGTTCGAATCCTACCCAACCCACCATATTAAGAAGGTAATGTATGTTCATGCGTTTGGTAAGACGAATTCAGGAACAAACCAACAAATCAGATCGTATACAGGATAAATATTATGGGAAAACTGAGACCACCATCACATGCATCAAATTTGCAAGATGCTCTAACAGATCTTGTAAAAACGGGAGCAACTAGAGATCAAATTCATGCTTTGGTTCTTGCAGTTCGACCAATTTATGGTAGTTGCGGTCCGACTTGGCCTCAATATGAATCTATGTTAAATCGCCTTTTTCCAGAAACAAAACAGGAATAATTATGGACGAATACTTACAAACTAATTACCAAACAGTTCCAATTGTCGAATATGTCATTGCAAATTATGACGACTTACCAAAGTCTTCATTCGATAATGAAGAGTGTGTAATTGTAAAGCAATTAGAAAATGATGATTTCGGTTATGGTCATCATTGCTATGAAGGAATTGGAGTTAATTCTGAAGGAAAGATTTTGTGGTGCTATTCGTCGGGTTGTTCTCGTAGCGGATCTTGTGGAATGGACCACACAACCACTGAAAAGGTCTTTGAAGTTGACAGTTTTGATCTTTCACAAATCAATCCAGAAGAAGTAAATTTTGAAAAACTGAGTGTTTCGTTTAGTTCGTACTAAATTGTTGCTTGTAAATTGAGTAGGTCGATCACAGATAAAATTGAGTACCATCAGGATGCTGTACGAAAGTCCTGTTAGCGAATAGTGAATTGGGGGCTCAATACCTTACAATTTTTGATGCGGAGTAGAGCAGTGGTCAGCTCGCATGGCTCATAACCATGA